AGGCCTAATTAAGAAGGACGCTCGGGGCGGTCGTGGCACGTATGCGACCCTGGCTCAGGTCGTGAACTATGTGGACGAGCAGGGGTTCGACCTGCAATGGCCGACCCAGTTGGTTGACGGACGCCTGTATGTGGATACGGCCGTCAGGAAGAAGGGCACGGACAAGTGGATTGCCAGTAATTGTCTTATCCCGGTCGAGGTGGGTGATTCGCGTGGCATGAGCGTCATGCAGGCCCTCGGTTCCGCATTGACGTATGCGCGACGCTACAGCACTTGCGGCGCGTTCGGACTGGCGACCACGGATGATGACGGTGAGACGAGCGGCTACAAAAAGCGTTCTGTCAAGGGTATGACCGACGAGCAGAAAACACAGATCGACCGGATTCTTGAAGACTGCAAGATTCCGGTGGGTCAGGAGAACGGTTTCATCGGCAATGTCCTGCAAACGCGGGTCGCTTATGGCACGTTGACCGAATATCAGGCGCAACGGTTCATCGACGCTTATCGACAGCATAACGACAAGGTTAAGGAGGCTCCCAGTGAGCAGTGAGATTGGTTTGAACGACGTGAAGCCGGGCATGTGGGTTGAGTTTGATGATGCGGACGGGCATTATGCGGGCGAACTGCATGAGATGAAGAACCAGGAAAGCATGGCGGACGTTCTCATCATGAGTATGGGCCATAAGCCGCCACTGTACATCGAGACCGAGGATGAAGGCAATCTCGTGGTTTTCTTGGATTTTGGCGATGGGTACAGTACCGGTTCCGCTCGGAACGTGCATGTGTACGAGTCGAAGCCCGAGACGGAATCCGTCAAGCAGGCTGAAGATGATGACAAGAAACCGTTCTGGAAAGGCAAGACCTGCGGGGAGCTGGAAGGGCTGCGTGTCAAGATAACGTGGAATAACGGCGACACGATGACCAGTACGCTCGACATGGTGGGAAACGTTGCTCATTGCGTCTCTCTTTCTCCCGCCATTCGTTCATCCTCGACTTTCGTCCCTTACTCCGGTATCAAGTCCATCGAACTGGTGGATGATGCTTTCCGTGAGCGTATCACCGATATCACGAAGGTTCGCCCCGGCGACAAAGTGGTGGTGAAGAGCGGCAACGAGTACACGGTGAAGAAGACGGATTCTGACCGTATTGGCGGACAGACCCTGTGCCTGAGTATCGGGGAGCTCGGCTTTCCGGACGGGTGGTGGGTGGATGACTCCTTTTTCCAATATGCGTACCGCGGACCGTACACGATGGATGACCTTCCGAAGGAGCCGGGCTTCTACAAGGCTCGCACCGAATCGGTGTGGAAGCATGACGGCAAACGTTGGATGCCGGTGCTCTCCCATGATGGCACCATCGCCCCCGCCTTCCCATGCCAGTCCCAATCCCGCAGCCAGTTCTTCAAGACCAGTGTCCGGGATGATCGTTTCCCGTTCACGAAGGTGGAGGCGAGCTTCGAGTGACTTTCACCCCGAGGCCGGGCTGCAAGTGCGCCAGATGCCTGTGGGCTCACGGGGACAAGATCACGCTCCCCCAATGCCCCACATGCGGTGCCGTTGATTGCGCCGGAGCCCAATCACACATGCTGGTCTGCAACAGGCGGGCCATGGAGAAACACAAGACGAACAATTACAGGAGGAATGCGTAATGGCCGGAGAACCAAGCATCGAGTTTACCGGATATGCGGGAGAGATCAAGGATTTTCAGGATTCCAGTATTCTCAACGTCAGCGTCCATCCGGGTTACACGGATAAGAACACGAACCAGTGGGTTGACAAGGAGCCTCAGTTCTATGGTGTGCGTCCCTTGTCGAATCAGGCGAAGGATGCTTTGAATCAGGTTCGCCAGTTGAAGTCCCAGCCGAACATGAGCGTGAAGGTTCTTGTGAACGGCAGCTTGTCCAAAAGAGTGTCGGAAAAGGATGGGAAACGGTATGAGAATTGGGATGTCGCGGCCCGCACCATTGCGGTGTTGAGCGCGAAACCCAAGGCCCAGCAGTCTGGTTTCCAACAGTCGCAGCAGCAGTATCAGCAAGGATTCCAGCAGCCGCAACAGGGATTCCAGCAACCGCAACAGCAGTATCAGCAGCCTACGGACCCGTGGAGCCAACCCCAGGACGAATACGGAAATGGGCAGATCTAACCCGTCCCAACACGTCAAGGATTTGGTGGACGCACGCGACCAATACCGGTGCGTCCGCTGCGGCAAACCATTCCATTGGAGCGGTTTCAGCCGGCATCATCGCAGACTCCGGTCACACAAGTGGCCGGGACTGCATGAGGCGTCGAACCTCATCTTGGCGTGTGGGAGTGGCGATACGGGATGTCATGGGTGGATTCACGCCCATCCGCGTGAGGCCATGAGCTTGGGGTACATCGTGAGCGGTTTCAACGATCACCCCGAACTGGTGCCGATTCTCACCGCCCAACATGGTTGGGTGCTTCTGGACGATAAGGGAGGTTGGACGCGATGCGAACCGCCGAAGCAGTAAGCCTGTTGTTCATCCTGTTCTGCCGTGACCCGCAGTTTCGGCGGGCGTTGTACAAGCTCGACCCTGTGTTGTTCCGCAGGTTCACTAATGGGGAGGTGTGGCTGTGAACGTTGATGACATGACCGATGAGGAGTTCATCGACTATTGCTGGAACGGCGGCGAACTGTCCGGCCTGATAACTGAACGTCATCCGAAATGCGATTGGTGCGGTGGCATGTGCCGGGTCGGCAAGGATGGCATGTGCCGGAACTGTCGTGTCAGGGAACGGCGTCGAACCGACCCCGAGTATGCGCAGCATCTGCGTGATCTGGCGAATCGGCGGAACGCTCGTAATCGTGAGAAACGCAATGAGTATGCACGCCGGTACCGGTTAAAGCATTTGGCTCAGGTTAGGGCTTCGGCTCGTAAGTATGCCGCCGCCCATCAGCGTGAGATGGCTGAATACCATCGCCGTTGGATGTTGGAGCATCCCGAGAAACCCGCCCAGTATAAGGCGAATCTGAAACGTAAACGACAACTAGCCAAGGAGGCTGTCAATGAGTGAGAAACCATTCTGGGAAGGCAAGACCTGCAAGGAGATGGCCGGACTACATATCAAGGTCACGTTCAAGAACGGGGACGTAGCAACCGGCGTAGCTGACAAAAACGGCGATATTAAGAGCGCTTACGTTCTCACCCTAGGAATGGGCGATGACCTGTTCGTCCCGGAAGCCGACATCGAGTCTATCGAATTGGTGGATGACCCCGAGTACGAGCGTATCGATGACATTCACGATGTTTGCACGGGCGATATTTTCGTCGCGACGAACGGCAATAGATTCTCCGTTGTCGCTGTCGATGATGATGACGAAACAGACTGCACCCTTGCAGTCATGGTACAGGCAGAGATTCCCGACTTCCACGATTGGATGTTTAATTCAAACTTCGCCTACGCATTGCGTCGGAAGCCGAAGCTGCCCAACCATGACGGATTGTGGTTAGACAAGGACGATAACACGTGGACGATGCGTGATGGCAGCGTGCAGATGACATGCATCGGCGCTGATGACTGGTGTTTCACGCGCGCGTGGTTCTCGCCGGATAGCGTACAGGTTCTAAACGCGGCCCCGTTCCGTCCGGCCAAGGTGGTGGAAGCGTGAGCAATCGTATCGTGAAATTGCCCTCGGTTGAATCTTTCGGCCGTCTCACGCCCGACAAGTGGCTGGCCTTGAAGAATCTGGAAGAGAGCGCCGAACTGGTCGAAGCCTGCAAACAATACCTGAAAGCCAGCGACCCGACAGACCCGAGCGGCATTGGCCGGGAGTTCGATGATCATGCGAACTGCCTCGCCTGCTTCGGGGTGAACGTGGGCGGCGAGCTCGGCGATGACCGGGACAAGGCGAAAGCCGGATGGATAGGTTACGTGCGCGACCAGCGCCGCCAAGCCATGCTCGGCGAGCTCGCCGACGTGTTGCAGACGGTCGGCAACCTGATCACCGCGTTCGACATCACCGACGAGGAACTTGCTCAGTCTATGGATGATTGCCTTGTTCGCAATCAGGAACGAGGTCGACTGTGAGCATCATCAGCAGTGAGGCGAAGTGGGCTGTCCTCCAACGAGTTGTCCGTCTATCCCTCGAGGAAATACGTGGCACGACCAAGGGCAAGGAATACGAGGCCGGTTTTATCGCCGGAGCCACGCGCCGGCCCACGAACGAGGAAATCGTAGCCGGGGCGAAAGCGTTCTACGAGGCGTTGAAGCCCGACTCTTACCCTCAATGGGATTCTGACTGCGCGTTGAGGGCCGAATACTACGACGCCATGCGACTCGCAGTCAAGGCAATGCAAGGAAAGGCAACGGAAGAATGAATCTTTTAGGTGAAACCAAGAATGCGATATCACGAAGCGGGCATTCGACCGATGACGTTCGATTCGTCGGCTCCCGCGACGGGGAGCTGGGAATTCCGTGGAGTCAGGCCGAACCGGTGCTTGACATCGATTACGACGACGACTACGGCTCTCAGGAGATAGCCGCCGATCTGGTCGTGGTGTTCACGGATGGCGGGTTCCTGCGCCGCGAGGAATACGACGGCAGCGAATGGTGGGAGTACGAGCCACCGTTCAGAGTCCCGGAGACGCAGAAGCCGTTCAAACTCGTGAAGGCGCTCAGCTATTACACACAGTTGCTTGTGGACATCAATTACCCGATGAAGGCAACGGAGGAATGAGCGACATGAGGAGCTTCATCAAGGTTAGCCATGAACGTTTCACTTTGATTCTGCGCAAGGGGATGCTCCCGTTCCACTGGATTGCGGAATCCCGCGTCTACCCGGACAAAGGTTATGTCACGGCGGTGCGAGAGCGCGCCAACTACGGCGCAGTATGGGCGTTGAGCAGTATGGGCGCTCTCGATCAGGTCATGCCCTCGATCTGGGAGGACATCAAATGGTTGGACGAAAGGATGGACTGATGCGTTTTCACAAAATTAGCCCGTGTCCCAAATGCGGGGGCAAGGTCAAGGCGAAATGGGAGGAGCAGCATTATCTGTCCGCTTTGGTCTTCCGGTGCGGCGGATGCAGGTATAAGCCGTATGCTCTCGCGTTGAAGTCGAAGCCCGCAGTGGAGTGGGAGTGGCCGAAAGACATGATGCTCGCCGCCGCCATCCGTCGTTGGAATGCGATGTGCAACGGGGACAAGCGTTATCGGTTGATCTACGAGAGTCTGGGAGGCAGACGATGAGCACTCTGGATATTTTGGGTAACACGAGCGAGCAGGCGGATTCGATACGTCTGATGCTCAAAGTGCGGGGCATGAAGGACGGTCGTTTCATCGACGCCGACCCGCTCATTATCCTCAAGGCCGACAATCATCAAGGCTCCGACAGGTGGGACGTGTATGTCAGCAAGACGGTGTATCCGACCGCCGAATCGTATGGCACGCTCGCCGGCGTGCTGAGGATGCTCGCCGACGACGTGGAGATCATGGCGCGAGAGAAGGAAATGGGAGGCGGACAATGAGCGGACACGACGAAACAATTCATCCAGACTATATTCCCGAGGATTTCAGGGAACTGCTGCGCATGGCTTGCGATTCCGTCTGGGAACAAGGCGAGCTGTACAGCGAAGACCTGTTGCTGGCGGCTTTCAAACCCGTCATAGACGAACACGACCGGCAGATAGCCGAACAGGCATGGGAGAACGGATATATCCAAGCCCTCAAGAACATGAACCCCATGCCCGGCGAGGAACCGCCCGAATACACGCCAAACCCATATCGAAAGGAGAACGCATGAACGAGATTCAGCTTACAGACCATTTGGTTGCGCATATCGGCGCGGAAGGCACCTGCGGCCGTTATCGAGCCAAAATCTACGAAGACGGCAACTTCAGAGACTTCCTGTACGCCATGAGCCTCAAACGTCTCAAGCGCAAATGCGAGAAGTATGCGAAGCGTGAACGCAAGGCCATCGCATATGTCGCCACGCTCAAGGAGGAATCATGAGCGTAAGTAGTCTCAAAACGCGAAGAAGGAATTGAATTGAGCGGCTGGCGTGACAAGGCCGCGTGCCGTGACATGGACCCTGACCTGTTCTTCCCAACCACGTCCAGCGAGGAACGATTGGCGCTCAAGGCCTGCGCCCAATGTCCGGCGATATGCGAATGCGCACGGTACGCGGCGCAACACGACAGAATCAGCGGCTACCCATTGCAAGGCGTATGGGGTGGCGTGAACAGGAGCAGAAGAAGGAATCGAAATGAGTGACAAGGATATGGTCACGGTTTACGAACGACGTGACGGCAGCAAACCCGGATTATGGTCCGTGTACTGGTATTTGGGGTGGGACGTGTTTTTCTCGTTCTCCCTCGCGGTGGGCATCGCGTCAAAGAATACGATGATGGCCATTGTTCAAGCGTTTTGTCTGCTGGTTTTTCTTGGACTCACCGTCTGGCAGTTGAACCATCTGACTTGGAGCATCACCGATTATCGGGTGCGTATCAGCTCTAATTTGGAGAAGGGGGCTCATGTTGAGCAAAGCGAAAAGTAAAGCATGGCAACTGCTCATTGAAGACTCGAACCGTCCGGCAGAGGAGATTCGCTTGGCTACCGGACTTCGGGTCGATGTGATCGAGCAGATGCGCGTGGACGTGCAAAAACGACTACGAGACAACCCGGAGTTCTGATTATGAGACCGAGTTATCTGCCCGTCCAGTACGAGCATTGCCCGTACTGCGGAGGAATCTTGAACGTATTCGGGGACTGCGTGGACTGCCAGTTTCACGATGACCCGACTGAATGGTGGATGGACGAATGAGCCGACAGAAAGCCAAAGGCACACTGCTTGAATCCAAGGTGGTCAACTATTTGCGCGCCCGGTTGGGTGACAGCGAGCAGACGATACACCGTGAGGTGTTGCATGGGACGAAAGACCAGGGCGATATCACCGGTCTGCGTATCCACGGCCAGCCGGTCGTATTGGAGTGTAAAAACTACAGCACCTATACGGGGAGACTCAAGGAGTGGATGCAGGAGGGCCGTACCGAGGCGGGTAACGCGGACACACCTTACTGGTTCGTCGTGTTCAAACAGAAGGGTCTCGGCTTGAACACGTTGTCAAGCATGGACAACCAGCCCGTGCTCACCGACTTAAAGACCCTCGCATTGATAGCAGGACATGGAATCATCGAAGGAGACGAAGAATAAGCTACGACCTGTTCATAGTGGACAAGGATGTGCCGGAACCGGAATGGTTTGACGTATGCGAACGGGACGGCGAGCATGTGCGGACCGCTCATGGCCATTATTTCAACTACACGTATAATCTATCCGCGTTTTTCACCGATTACAAGGTCCATCCTAAGCATGACCTGGACGGGTTGACGGCCGGGGAGGCCGCAGCCCGTATCGACAAGGCGTTGAAAGACATCTACTTGGAACCATTGTATGTTTTGCGCGGCAAATACAATCCGCCGAACTATTGGGGCAGCGTGGACAGCGCCATCGCATGGTTGAAACTGATATACGACTATTGCCGGGAATACCCGGACTATATCGTGAGGGAACGCTCCTAAGGAGAAATGATGGAAGATAGGAAACTCGTTGATTTCGCCCGTTGGCTGAACGATCATCCGGGCGAATGGAATCTTTGGCCGTATCTCATTCCCATACAGGCCGACCGCAGGGATACCGTCGCATCGATGAGGCTTGTCATGAAACGCATCAAAAACCATCAGTACGACGAGTTCCGCGTGGACACCGTATTGCTCGAATACGAACTATTCAACGGTTTCATGGGCTTCGACAACGGTGGCGTGCATGAAAACGGTCTCGCGTTGAAGATGAGGCTCAAAGCATGACCGCGCGTGGAGATGACCGCAAACTCATGCACTGGATAGCCTCGCACGGCTACACGGTGGTACGCGCCGGCAGCGGCCACTGGAAGATATTCGATGACGGCGTGCTGCTCACGGCGACGAGCGGCACGCCCTCGGACTGGCGAAGCCGCCACAACTTCATACGAGATTTAAGGAGACGAACATGTTCAATCTAGCATCGAAGATTCGGCACTGCTGCCCCCTCTACGGATGTGTCCCGCTCATATTCGAATGGAGAGGCCGCTACATGTTTTTCTGCACCCACTTGGAAGCCCCTTATGCCGATACGAGAGAGGAAGCATGGGATAAGTGGTGCGGAATGGTTGAGAACATTTGGGAAAGGGACAGGAAATGACCTGGATCATACGAAATTCTGGAAGGCACGCATCAAATCGTTTGAAGCATTGAACCAGATTATCGAACGCATTGGAAGGGAGGATTTGCCCGACTGGATGCTGGAGAAATACATGGAGCAACCACCGAAACCAGGGAGACGGTAATGAGAGAAGAAATACGAGTGGGGACCAGCTGCATCACATTCCATGTGACGGCGTTCGCATCGCCGATTGATATTACAAGAGGAAGGACGAGAAATGAACGGTGTGTTAGAACTCCTCCCGCATGACATGGGTCTGCGCGTGGAACTTGATACGAACGAAACATACTACCTGAAAAGCGGATGGGCGGAACGCTGTGACGGGATTTATGGGCTTGCTTGCGGATACGTGGATTATGCCGAAGGCATTACGTGGTTTAAAGATCCGGCTCGCATCGCGATCATGAACAGCCACGTGAAGCTGGCAGTCCCATGGGAGGAACCTGAAACCGAAACCACCAAGCAAAGCGAGGACGCGAAATGACGATTGACGAACTGCATGATTACTGCCGTTACCTCTTCGACGAGAACCATGTGCATGGCGTGCCTGACAAGTGGAGCGAAGGCTACGAGTTCGCGCTCAGCCTTGTCATGTTCAAGTGCCATGAGGGATTAACAGACGAAGACCGCAAGGCTGTAGCCGACTGGCGTGAAAAACATTGGAAGGACACGAAATGAGCAGGACTGATACCACCGCCATGCTGTCACAACTGGTGGAGAGAGGTAGACGATGAGCGGGACCCGCCGATATCGTAAGCTCTCCGCCGAGACGTTGGGCACGCTGCTGAGGCTTATCTCTGAGGATGAGTTGACGCCGAAGCAGATCGCGGAGCGCGCCGGAGTGTCACGCCAACAGGTCTACGAGTACCGGACGAAACTCAAGAACCATGAGCAGACCGCGCCGTTGACCGACATGTCCACGCTTGTGATCCATCAGCGAGTCGTCTTCCGCCCGGACATGACCAACGAGAACCCGGATGACGTGAACGGGCCGAGCCTCATCGACCCGGACAGCAGCTTCGACTGTTCCCGATGCGGCCAGTCCATGAGCCGTGACTGGTTCACCATCGAGGGCAACCGAATCAAACCGGATTTCCGCTATTGTCCCGGCTGCGCGGGCGTGGCTACCCCATACAGGGACGACGCGATAAGCCCCGATGTGAGGGAGGCCGGAGATGGGCGACTGGCGTGACAAGGCCGCTTGCCGGGACATGGACCCTGACCTGTTCTTCCCCGCCACGCGGCGGAACATGCACGGATAAACGGCTACCCGTTGCAAGGCGTATGGGGCGGGATAAACAGAAGCAAAGGCAAGAACTACAGGAACGACGAAACGGAGATGTGGGAATGAGCATCGCGGATGATGAAGCTGAGAAGGCGTATCCGACCCGCTACTGGGAAGGAACGCATGTCAAGGAACAGTTTTACTGCGACACGGACGATTTGCAGGAAGCTTACCTGCGTGGCCGCAACGCACCACCCACGAATGCAGAGATTGAGGCCGTGGCGAGACGGCTCTGCTGGAACAGCTGCAAATGGGATGGCGTCGATAGCTACGCGGCGAAAGACGAGGATGACGCATGGAATTATGCCGGTGAGATTCCCGGCTTCCATGAGGAATATATCCGACAAGCCAAGGAACTACTCGCACTGGCGCGGAAGGCGGTAAACGAATGAGTTGCATTGGCAAGGCCGCAACACTCGCCATCGCCGCCGCCGTACTGTTCTCCGTACTGTTCTTCGCCCTCGTTGCCTATCTCGGCTGGGCTGAAGAAACGGCGAACACCATCATCCTCCGCGACGGCAGCCGATCATACGCATGCCAGACCAGCAGAATCTCACAAGCGCCACACAACTGCAAACCGGTCAAGGAGAAATCATGAGCATCGGATACGTGGAATGCGCCCACTGCGGCGAGACTGTGGGCACATATTACGTGACATGCCCCCTACTGCGGGTACAAGCTCGACAAGCCGGAACCGTTCTTCCCGCTCTCCCTCGACTAGGACGCGAACCAGCCCGGAAAGGAGATTGACCGATGGCAAGGCGCGGATACGTGCAGCTCGTCAACGGCTTCTACATGAATCGCAAGGTGCGAAAACTCAGGCACACATGCCCGAGCGCGATAGGTGCGTTCACGATGATGCTTACCTTCTGCGGAGATAATCTTTCAGACGGTCATATCAGTGAAGATGATGCGCTTTACGTGCTGGATATCACCGATTCAGAACTTGAGGCACTGTGCAATGTCGGCATGATCGAACCGGACGGGAACAACGGGTACTATATTCACGATTATCTTATACACAATCGCAGTCGCGAACAGGTACAAAAGAAGCGTGAAAGCAATGCTGAAAATTACCGTAAAAATAAAAACGAGGTAAAAACCTCCGATTCAGATGACTTTCAGACGGCTGAATCACGTCTGAATCGGGACAAACACCAGAACACCAGAACACCAGAACACCAGAATGAATTATCTAAAGATAATTCAACTCCCCCTACCCCCTCAAAGCCTGACTTCGATGGACTGCTCGACAGTCTTGAGCGTATTTACCCGACGAACAGATTCGACGGGAAGACCTCTCAGGCTCGAATGCAGTTGGAAATCGAATGGCCCAAGATCGTGAAAGCCGCCGGCGAGGCTGACCCGTGCGAGTTTCTTGAAGCCAAAACCCGAGCGTATGTCGGGGCCACCGAGGAACGGTTCGTGAAGACGTTCAGCCGGTTCATCGGCGGGGAACTGTATGCACGCAACTGGGAGAAACCCAAACCGGAGACCCCAAGGGCCCGGCAAGTCCAGCCGGTCAAGTCCCGCAGTCAGCAGAATCTCGAAGCGAACATGGCGAAGACATGGCAGTACATGACCGAGGAGGAGCGTGCCCGATACTCGCAGGGAGGTTTCAATGCTCAGCAAGGGTGAGGCGGCGGCGTTGTTGTCGCTGATTAACGCGCATCACGGCAACGCGCAGTGGGATGATGTTCAGCTTGATGCGTTTCATTCGGAACTGCGTTCGGATATCACGGCAGCAGAGGCGCGTGAGGCCGTTCGACGCTTCTACGCGGACAACAGCACGGGTCGCTGGTGTGGTTCCGGCGACATCAACGGCATCGTCCGCAAGCTGCGCAACGGTGCGAAACCGTCCGAAGCGCAGATAGGCCGGGAGTGCGAACGTCTGGGACTAGTGGAAGATCAGGCGTGGTTGTATCGCCGGCAGCGCATGATGGGCCGTTCCCCGGACGAGTCTCGACGGGTGGCGTTGACTGCGCGTGACCCGTTGCGTTTGCCGCCCGCGAAACCCAAGCGCAGGCGTGAGGGCGGTGGTTTCAATCCGGGTTTGGGCGTGACATTGGACGAGGTTCTGGCGACACGCCGTCCGGCTGAATCATGACCGGTTTGATGGCATAATTGGGAGTTGCTGACACGTCCGAGACCTTCAAAAAAACCGAAGGTCAAGGTCACTATTGTCTTTTTCCACTGAAACTACGAGGCTCTGCCGCTACCACGGTTGCTGGCGGGATATCGTCACCGACGCGCCGTCACCGCTTATCGGACATGGCGTCGAACCGAATCTGAATCTCCTGTGCGACAAGCACGCCAGCCAGTTGACCGGCGACCTGCGATGGTTGGACCGCAGTCTGCCCGACCTGTGCGAGTATCGCATCAACCGCGCTTACGGGCACAAGAACGGTGGCGGCGGTCAATCCGGCACCGCGCCCACACCGTTGCGCGAAGCCCTGCATGACCTGCTGTACGCGGACGATGACCACGGTTATCCGGGGTTGCAAGGCACGTTGTACGAGTGGATGCGCAGTCTGAAGATCAATCTGCCCGAGTTCACGCCACTGTCGGACATGGTTCACCGTATCGCCAATCATCCGAAACTCATGGAGCATTCCAGCACGCCCGTGTACGCGGAACTGGTGCACAGTCTGACACGCAAGCTGCGTCGTTTCCTCGCGGACGATGACGGGGAAACCGTATTGTACGGCTCATGCCCCGCCAACGGGTGCTTGGGCCAGCTCTCCTGCTACGCGGACGCGGAAACGGCGAAATGCCCGAAATGCGGTTTCAGTATGCCGGTAGCCCTCATCAGGGCGGAACGGGTGAAACGTCTCCTCCAATCGGAGGCGGTGAGAACCCGTGGCGAACTGTTGGACATCATCAAGGCGTGCGGGATGCGCGTGAACCGCAGCACTTTGCGTAGTTGGATACATCGAGGCCAGTTGCCCCAGCAGGGCGAGGATGCGTACAGCAATCCGCTTTACCGGTTCAGTGATTTCTACCGTCTCGCGTCCGGCTTGTCGGAGGACGCGGACGTGTGGGAGATCATGCAGGTTTCGCAAAACCAATCCAAGGAAGGAGACAACAAGTGAGCAATCAGATTCAACCCTACGATTTTCGAGGCAACACGATTCGCACCACCGTTGACGACAACGGCAACCCGTTGTTCTGCGCCAAGGACGTGGCGACGGCGCTCGGATACGCTAACACGAATGACGCGGTACAAGCCCACTGCCGTGGGGTCGTGATTCGCTACCCCATCTCGGATAGTCTCGGACGCACCCAAAACGCGCGGTTCATCCGTGAAGGCGACATGTACCGGCTTATCGCGTCAAGCAAACTTCCGGCAGCGCAACAGTTTGAATCATGGGTGTTCGACACAGTGGTGCCCTCGATTCGCCAGACCGGCAGCTACTCCACCGACTCCCCTGAAGTGGCGCTTGCCAAGGCTCTGCTCACACCGAAGGCCGTGGCCGGTATCCTCACCGAACTGGACAAGACACAGATCGAGAACCGGCAGCTTGCCGCACGCAACGCGGAACTCGAACCCAAAGCCAAGGCGTTGGACGATTTCACGAACGTGACCGGAACCATGAGCGTGGCCGAAGCCGCCAACCAGCTCACCAACGCCGGAGCAGGCAACATCGGACGAGACCAGTTGTTCCAGTTCATGCGTTCTCTCGGCTGGGTCTACCGTCGAGACAATGCGTGGGCAGCGATGCAAAACCACGTCAACGCCGGCCATCTCGTCATGAAGGAGCATCGCACGCACGGCGAACACAGGAACGGCACCCCGTTCGCATACGCGCCCACGGTGCGAGTCACCAGAGCCGGACTCGCACTGCTGCATCGCCGCTGGTGCGAACGCCAGTTCAAGGCCCAGCTCGAAAACCAGCCCGCTCTCAGCATCAACGATTGAAAGGAACAATTCATGGCAAACATGTTTTCCGAAGCCAAGGAACTTGACATCCCCTCGTATCTCGGTATCGAGGCCGTGTACGTGAGCCTGATCCACCCCACCGTGAACGGAGGCAAGACCATCATCGCCCACGGCATGAGCATCATCCCCGAACTAGGCGTGCTGCTTTCGGAAACGGAATGGGATGACGCGCCGAACTATCTGGTGGAGGACGGCCCGTTATCCGTTATCGTCCCGTTCCACAATATCGCCGCCATACAGCAAATACCCGTCAAGGACGTGGACCCGGACGAAAAGGAGACAGCCGAATGACCGGCAAGCATGTGAATCTGAATATCGGCGGCAGCTTATTCGCCCTGTTGGGCATCGTGTTCATCGTGTTGAAGCTCTGCCACGTGATCGATTGGGCTTGGTGGCTGGTGCTGCTTCCTCTGTACGTGCCGTTTGTATTGGCAGTGCTCGTGCTGGTGTTCGTCTGCCTGTGGGTGAAGGTGAGCGAATGACCAATTACTTGGACGATGAAGCGAACACTTGCCACTCTGATTTGAGGGCCGACGTTCGTAAGGCCCTGTCCCCTGTCTTGGGCGGCAGACCCTACGTGATCTACGTGGATTGCACGTCGCTGGACGATATGAAGAACGATACGGTGGACATTCACCTCATTACCCCGGAATATCAGTCGCTTGTCACCACGCGCGGCGTGACCGAGTACGGCATGGATATTCAGAAAAGCACTTACATAGGAGACTGACATGGGAAAACTGACGGCTGTCGAAGCGTTCCAGAAGGCGTTCAACGAGTCGATGGAATCGAGGAACGTATGAATTGGCTGAAGCGACTGCTGCACTTGGAGGAGCCGGAACCGGTCGAAAAACCGGAACCTGAACCACCGGTAGTGGAACCATGCCCCATCTGCGGACTCGTACCCAAACTGAAGCATGTGTGCGTCACCCGCAACTACCTCGACTACTGGCTGGAAAAAGACTCGTGGCCGCTCTTGGAATGGTGCGATCACGTCGAAAGCATCCTTTCGTTCACCTCGTTTTTTGAAGACGAGAGTGTTCAGAAGTGGAATACCGGTTGCAGACGGTTGAAGGCAGTGGTTGACGAGCCGGTTCCCGAATGCCCCGCCTGCGGGGAGAAACCCGTCGTGCAAACGGACTCGGAGTCGGACATCCCCCAGCTTGTCTGCTCATGCAACGAACTGTTGAGCAACGATGGGATAACAAACGTCTATAAGCGCAAACGCGAGTGGATACGTCGCTGCAATGCGTTGAAACGCAAGCAGGACAACGTGAGTGAAATGGAACAGCTTATCGGAGAAACACAATGAACGGACATTATTCGGTTATCACGAATTTCGGCTGTCATTGGACATGCCCCTACTGCATCGTAAGGAAAACCGGATTGAACGTGCCGGTGACGGACATGCAGGCCACGCTGCGGACCATCAGCCGTGAAAGCGAACACCACCCCATGAGGTTCCTGAGCTTCAGCGGCGGCGGAGACCCCCTGTTCCCCATGCGCGAGCCGGAAGCGTCGAAACGTGTCGCCTTCTACCGGGAGGCGATACGCAGGGCCGGAGACTGTCTTACGGAAACCGAGATGCACACCAGCTACTTCCAATGCGGACGCAACGTGGCTCAAGTCATGCAGCAGGTCAGGTTCAGCCGCGTGGTGTATCACATGCGTCCCACGAGCTTGTCCGATGACGTGGCGTTGGCATTGCCCCGCAAATGGTTCGACGGTCAGAAGGTGCGTGTCGTGTACGTGGTCACTCCCGATTTCACGCCGGAGCGTATCGACCGGATAGCCGGTCTCGTGGCCGATAGCAACGTGGTTGATGAACTGTCGTTCAGGCAGAAGGTCAACCCCGACAACACTATCGACCACACGTGCGAGGAGTATTTGAAGGCCGGCCATCAAAACCGCTGGTGGTACATCCAACAGGATGATTACAACACGTATGTCGTGAACGACCGGCTTTACACACGATTCAGCGATATCGGCAAGGAGGACCACAGGTGAGCAAGAAGATTCGCGTCGGCTGGGATGACCTGAAGCCCGGCGATTTGATTCACGTCAAAGGCAGCACGAACACATACAGGTTCAAGTCCCGCACTGATTGGCATTCCATGATTAAGGTCGAGGGAGACGGAGTTGGTGTCTCAGCCACATGGAAGCTGGGAGTCGAAAAGGAACCGGTTTCGGTGTTTCTCGTTGTCTATGAGGAGGATTTCGCCTACGCCACTCGTCCCGCACCTAAGAAGAAGCCGCGTCCGAGTATCGTGGAACCGATACTGCCGGGCGAATACTGGGCGCGCATCCGCTTTGGGTCACAAACCGGTTGGGGACGGATCATCAAACGGTATGCTCCCCGCAGTGATAATTGGCTGTTCGGACACGATGACAAGGCACCGTATCAAACATCTTGGTGCGGGACCCTGGCGGGTCTTCATCCGTGGATGACATGGGAGGAATTGTTGGAGGTCAATAAGCAGACTCCGATTCTGGAACTGTTGTCTGCTGAGGAATACTACACGAGAAAAGCCAAGGGGGAACTGTGAAGCGTTACATGGACTTGGCACGCAATATTTTCACGGGTGTCCTATCCGACGTTCCACCCGACTTCATACCAGTGGGAACGATCATTGATGAACCGGATACCCCCAGAGAGGATACGCCTATCAAAACGTATGACAGCGTGGAGTCCATCGCCACAGTCAAGGTGGATAAGACCACGCTCGCCAGAATCATGCCGGTTAGAATCTCCATTGACGAACTGCATGATTTTCTCCAAAAGGTTCCGACCGACGCGGTATGGGAAGTCCAATGGAACGAGGAATGCACGAATCATTACCTGATCGCGGAAAACGACAACGGTAGTCTCACATTCACACCTGTGGAAGGCCCGGTTACAAGCGGATATAAGCTGGTATTCGACTTTCCGTTGAAGTAGTCGGTCAAGCATGAGAATGCCGCCCTAGTGTGCTTCCACGAGAGGCAGCGGCGTCTTATAACACGCCTATCATAGCTTGAAACCCGTGAAAATCTATTTTTTATTGATCTTCACGGGTTTCAGTGAATGAAAAGCATGTTTTCGTATAATCGGGCCCACGTTTTCCACTTATCCGTCAAAGACCGGCACGTGAATCGTATTCGTATTCGTCATCTTCCATACCAATGAATATCGGCTCCACACCGAACATGGCCTTGAACAGTTCACGTGCGAACACATCCACTTCCTCTTTCGTAGGCTTGTGATCGTATTCCGGCCACGTGTTGAACCCATTCCAATTGCGGTTTATCGGCCATGCGCCTTGACGGGTTTCCAAACGCCATTTTCCGCTGGGCATGTGGACGATGGTGGTTTTGATGGACATGATAGTTCCTCCTGAAAGAATATTCGGGCATGACGAAACATCATGCCTCTTGTACTTGGTTCGCTAATTCCCAGAAGGCCACAAGATAGTCCCGTGGCCTTCAGTGTATCAAGATTTCTCGTATTCCTTGCACAGATCGGCGGCGAACTTGGTGAGATTATCCGGGTCAAGCACATAGTTTTGCCCAGTCTCCCCTGCTTCGTCATAGTATTTCCACACCTCGTGCAAGGCTTTCTCCATACGTTCGACGTTCACTTGGACACCTCCTGATTCCAGTCCAGCATGTCGCCGGTCAGCCATTCGCCGCCACCTGAAACACGCGCGTACAACCACGCCCGGTAGCCGATTCGAGCCGCCTTATCGCGTTTAAGCCACGCTTGAAGCCACATGAGACGCAGCTTCCAGCGTGGTATACGCCGCCACAACTCGGTGTTGGTGGCGGGGTCGAAACGCTCGAAACGGTAGATCGCGGTAATCATTTCGACTCCTTGGAACTAAGTTCCGTACCATCCTGGCGACTGGCGGCGAACACGTCACTGCCGATATCGTCAACGTCGTATAGATCGCCGTCACCGTTCTCCTCCACCCAATCGCACAGTTCAGCGAAGGTCAATCCCTTGGGAGCCTTGACCTGCCGGTATTCGATTGTCGTGACATGCTGGGAGATACGGTAGGTCTCCATACCGTCGCCTTCCGCCATCGCGGCGAAAAACTTCAAGCTGGCGCGGACCTTGCGCATACGACTGTACGCCGTATCGACAGGCACAAGGTCATTCATCATCTGGGCCACGTCATCGTCGGCGTCATAGCCGCCGTCCGCAAGCTCCCTCAACTGGTTTTGTACGTGCTCCAGCGAATCCCATTCGATGAAAAACTCACGGCCGGACGGCAACCCATCAATCTTATATCCATCCAATACCCACAGGACCCGCGCCTCGGACATGCCCCGCACCTTTTGGCGTACATCCCCTAGCCCCGAGCCCTCAATCAACGCCTGCAAATTCTCCAACTTGTCTTCCATGACAAAACCTTCCTTTGTATTGTTCGGTAAAACGATTGACGGAACAATAGAACGCTCTAAAGTCCCGTCTAAATGCTGATTTATGTGAAAACCGCACCATAGAAAGCCCTATGATGCGGTTCTAAATGATGGTTTCTATAAGAATGGCCTCATAGAACAAGTCCATGAGGCCATCAATTACCGCGATGACGAGCATCGCGGTTTGTCCCTGCCCGGTAGTGAGAACGGAGCAAACCGATGGTTGACTCCTCCTACCTTTGTTCCATTCCCGAGGGATTGGTGGCGGAACATCCTGGGGTGATTGATAAGCACCCCTCCCGGTCAGGATGTGCCTGTCTGGGATTCAACCAGAGCCGCGTATCCGAGTCTCCGGATGTTCATGGCGGCCACACGGCCATTGTCGGAATACTCCACCTTGCGAAATGAGTCAAGATAGGACTGCTCCGCAATATCGCCGCCTTCCATCGCCTCGCAATAGGCCCAACAAGGCACCCAATGCCAGAAACGCCAACCGAAGTGATGGAACGTGCACGGGTTGATCTCATGCCAGCAGACCAGCCATTCCACTGCGTAGGTCAGCCACTCCCAGTAGGCGCGGGGCTTGCTGATTCGAGTGTAACGGTAATGGTCATGCTTGTCTTGCATATAGTAAGTGGTCATTTGAAAAGCTCCTTAGAACAGCGGCAAAGCAAACCGCTTGTCGGGTAAATCGGTGGCGTTCAATGCCGCCAGAATCAGGTCAGACGTGTGGAGTGGAATGTTTGCGCGTACCGCCGCGATATTATCCGGCGTATACGCATAGCCAGAGGACTCCAGAACCTCACGAATCTTGCTAGTGGGTATCTTGACTTCCATCATTCCCACCCCAGCATGTCGTCGATGCACCAGCCGATAGCGCACTCATACCGGTCATACGTGGTGGAATACTTCTGTGAGAACGCCTCACGCGCCCTCTTGTCGAGCATGTCCAACGACAAACCGGTTTCGGCTATCTGCTGTTCCGCAGTATCGAAGTCCGGCGCGGTGTATGGCTTGTCCAGCTTCAGCATGGCACGACGGCGTAAATCATCGATAAAACCATGCTGGCAGTCGAAGATATCCGCCACGCTATCCGCGTTATCGGCGGCCATCTCGTAAGCCGCCTGCAACAACAGGCGTACGGCTTTCTCCCGAATCTCGCTCATGTCACGCCGCCTTAACCCACTTGTCGCGGACGGTAGCCACGTAATCGGCCACCGCCTTTTCCAACTGCCTGTCACTGCCACGCTCATAACGGGCACGGTAGGCGACAACGCACCTGCCATTGGCCGAAGCAACGTAGGCCACCTTGCGGCCCTTGCTGGTACGGAAGTGACGGATAGGGCCCAAACCTTGCAATTCGGGGCATTCCTTAGCCATCATCAGGTCAGGCATCGTACAATAGGAGACGGCGAAACTGTTCACCTTCGGCGGCACTTCGGGAATCTCCTGTGTATCCGGCGCGGGTTCATCATCCATGAACTCGTCTTCCAATATCGCGTCCTCGGGCATAGGCACCGGCCACTGAACATTGCTCGTGAAGCGTTCCTCCTCACACTTCCAGTTTGCATCGATCGATGGGTGCGCGACAATGCCGCCAACCGTTTTAGCGTCCATTCCGGTAGGTACCGGCACCGGCACTGTCTTCATACGCTCGGAATCGGGTATGAGCATCCAACCATGCTCAAGGTCAACGGAGCTTGACCTCATGCCATTCAAAAAGTCCTCATACTGGACTCCCTTGGCCTGAACATTCCACGCCGTGCCCTGCGAAGTCTGGGAAAGTGACCAGACTCGTCTAACCCGAGCGTTCACATACCGAACATCATATTTCGAGCCATCCTTGCGCAACCGCACCCACATGCCGCTCACGGCATTCACGTTACGCGACGGGTCATTGGTCAGCTTCTTCATTTTGGTTTACCTCACTTGTAAAGATTCGATTTTGATTGATTTTCTGGAATGAGTAGGCGGCTAGAAGACTCTCAGCATTCACCCTCTTCGGTGGCTTCGGTGTAGAAAACGTCGTCCATTTGGTCATTGTTGAAACGCTCATTGATGTAATCGGAAATTGCCTTACCGGTATCGTCTTCGTTAATTAGCTGACTAATGCGGGTATGGCTCACACCGTTACCGTCCAAAATGTAAGCGTCTTGCGCCCAACCATCTTCATGCTCGAAAGCCTTGTTATATTCGGTTTCCGTCACATATCCCCAGTCGCCAAGGCGATAGATGCCCTCATAGGGTTGGAAACCGTCATAGCGCGTCAATGGCGATAGTTTTTCGTCAACACGTTCCACCATGTCGGCAACATCTTTAACGGTAATGGACATTTTGAATCTCCCTTAAACAAGAGGGGCACGGCCACAACGCCATGCCCCACAACGATTTATTAACGATGGACTCGCACCATGTAGCCCCTACCCCACGGGACTAGCTCCACGGGATAACCTTTGGCCTCATAATGCGATTGAGTGGCAACAGCCACGGGAAACGACTTGCAACGGTAATGGTCAATCATGGTCGATCACTCACCCATATACGCAACTGGGTTAAGTTGCATGTCGATACGCCGCCATGCCCTGACCAATTCGGCGGTAGGCGCGTACCGTTCGATAGCCGACCGGCTACCGTCGTACCGTGCGGCCATATCATTATCAAAACCGATAACAGTATCGGCCATGATATGACGCGCCTCTTTCGCCGTAATGGCCTCACGATGCCAATTACCGTCAAACACGTCGTCGGCAACCCAAGCGTCACGCTCAGCCCTCGAATCAAACACCATGAGATACCCCGGCCATGACCCGTCATCCCATTTTTTGCCGATACCGTAAGTCCAGCGGTAAGCGTAGAAGTAGCGTGCCATCATGCCACCTCGCCATCGAAGTGACGTTCGGCGGCTACCGCGTACAGCACGTCATGCATGGTGTCGGTACTGTAGCCATTGATATTGGTGACAACTTGCAAAGTCTGCTCGGACACACCGTAATCATCTTTCAGCGCGTCCCACATTTCCTCAATAGACATTGTTGAATCTCCCTTGAATTGATGAAGCGCGGAGACAGCCGCGCGACTGATTGAATCTGATTGAAAGTTAGTAGCGTTCGCCGATTAGCACGCCGTCTTGGTAGATGTACAGGCCGGTACCGCGTCCGTTGCCCATTCGAGCACTATCCCAGTAGCAGAGTCCAGCTTGACCCGAGCCGTCTTCGTTCTCACATTGCGGGATGTTCGCGGTATCACTACCGCAAGCGGACAGGGTGAAAAGTGTGATTAACGCGGCTGAAGCCGCCAGAATTTTACGCATGGTTCCTCACTTCCATGTGAGGCGTGCTAAGATAGCACAGCCTCGATTTGATTGATTGGTTAGAGAACTTTCAACTTAAGGCACGCGGCTAGGTAGTTGGCGCTACTTAGCCGCATTCTTTTAACGCATCAGGTCGCTCGGTTGGCAGTTGAGTGCACTGGATATCTTCAAAGCGTTTTCAAGAGTCATGTTCCGAACGTCTCGCCGCCCGGTTTCATAACTGCTGATGATTGTTCGCGCTATTCCAGTGCGCTTGGCTAGCTCAACTTGTGTTAAGTCGGCTTGTTTGCGCAGTTCCTTAAGTCCCATAGGCTTACCCGCTTTCTCTAGTAGTAGGTAAACCAATTATGACAGCAAAATGTATCATTTGCATGTAGGGAAACACTGTTAAGTTCTCAAACTTGCTTTTGTCTTGCCCGATTGGGCTTGATAATTGATAGCATAACGTATCATTTTGGTTTAAACAAATCGGCGTGTCGGAAAACCAGCACGCCGAACAGCTCACACTGACGCGAACTCACGCACCAGCGCGTGCCGCATGATGTCATCAGCGGACACGCCACGACGTTTAGCGACGGCATCCAACATGGCCGACATGTCAGCGCTTAACGAAAACGTCCGACTGACAGCATCCGCCTGAGCGACAGGAACGACAGGCCCGGAATACACCGCACCCGGCCTTCCGCCGAACTCGCCGTTATCCGCATCGTCGGCCCACTTGTCCAACATGTCATCAGTGACCACACGGCCACCCTTCGCAACAAAAGACATGACACTTCCTCCTTTACAAAAGTTTCAGTTCCCGCAGCACCTTCGGCGTCGCACGCATGGCATGGAACACATGCCAACGATCCGACTCATCTAGTACCGCCACCATTTCCAGCAAACGCCCGTACTCGTCGTATCCAACCGCCACATAACGCAACGGGTCGGTATCCTCACGCGCCATAAACCGCACGACGTTCGACCATGCCACGCGCACCGAATCAGCGGACACGTCGGGATGTCGAGTCTGGATACGCGGGTCAACGACGATATCGCCAACCGGCACGGCTCACCACCTTTCGATATAACAGGTTCCAGCGTATCCCGTCCACCTTGGGACACGCTATGAGTGCCTAGACTATGGGATAAACCCAGTGAGCTAGGCCGACTGTGTACAAGGCCCACAGTCAGGCGAAGAATTGATTAGGGCACACACCTAGCTTTCGCTAGTGTTTTCTTTTGGCTTATCAGCCTCTAACAGTTTGCGAGGATTACTCACGCGCAAAGCGTCACAAATTTTCAGCGCAACGCCAAGTGACATGCCCTCAATCGGACGCCGCCCATTCTCGTAATCAGCGATACGCCCATAGCCAACTCCGTCGATTTTATCGGCTAGTTGACGTTGGGTATATCCTCGCTTCTGCCTTAGCTCCCTTAGACTCATAACCCACCTCACTTATGATCGGTGGGCCCAATTATACAATTCCAGACGCTCGGTTTAGCCGTCGCAAGAAGATATCGAGATATCTCCATGTCTGCCACCATAAGTGGCAACGTCCATAGCGGGGACAATTCCATGCCGGATACCCGCTCTCTTATCCTCACTAGCCCGGTAGGCTAGACGCCGGTAGACGCAACTCATTTATGCAACCTTGTTTGACGTACTCTCACTACGCAGATTACAACCGACTTTTGGCAACACTTTTTAGTTATCAATGAGCATGTCCGCCTGATTACACGCCGCTCACTATGAGTTTTGGATAGAGGGGACTAAGTGCGCGACTAGGGACTTGCACCCTAGCGTTAGCCACTATGGCCGCGCTGATTACTTGTTGAGGTCATTCCACACGTTGTCAAACTTGCGGTATAGCTCGGCGGGGTATTCCTCGTTGTCGTCCATCTCGATACCGAGGGACATGGCCGTGAGGTCAAGCACGTTGTCATAGGTGCAGGGCTTGCATACCGTGGCTAGGTCTACCGCCGCTCTAAAGGCTTTGGCTTTAATCTCCGTGGTGTTCATCTCGGGGTTCCTTTCTTGGTGTTCCGTGGTTGATAGCTATCACTATACATGCACCCCATACGGAGTGCAAATCGGTATCGCAAACCACCACCAAAACCATTGCAGCCACTAGCATTCCTCGGCGTGTCGAAACCACCATAACCACCACAAAAACCGTCAAACCACAGAGCCCACGCCACTACTCCCATACCCATATAGTCGCACATACAACAGTTGCACCATGCAACAATCACCAAACATGAGCCAACATCACTCAACCTCATGCCGCCGCCGCTCACAGTCCCATAACCACGCATGTATGCGCACGCGCCCATACGCACACGCCTACGCGCGTACACGCGCGGATACGCGCACGCACACGTATGCGCACACGCACACACACGCCCACACACACGCCCACACGCACGCATGTACGCACGCATACGCGCACGCCCACACGCGCGTACACATGGGGGTGGGAGAGCCCCACCCCGGTAAGACGTGGGGGCCGCACGGACAATGGTTTCGCTCGTGAATGATCTGTTGGGCCATTTTTTGAATTAGCGTTTCATTGGTGTAGGAAATACTCTTGCAACGCTTGCTGCAACGCTTGTTGTGAGTAAACTATCGTGTAGATGGATTGTCGGGGAATGGAGCGAAGCTCAGATTCCTGACAAGGCGAGGCCCCGCAGTCGCGGGGTTTTCTTGTATTTGCGTGAGATATCCCAATTGGTAGAGGACGCCGGCTCAAACCCGGTGTGTTGTGGGTTCGATTCCTTCTCTCACGACTAGGCCACGCCTTTTTTGAAAACCGAACCGTCAAAACAGTTTTACGAGGATTTGTAAGGTCGAGTTCTCTGGGATTCCGTTTTGTATTGGTGTTGTTTTCTTGGACCGGGGGCGTGGCCGTGGATGATTGGCAGAGTAGACGAATGCGGCGGCTTGCTAGGCCGTAAACCGTAAAAGGTTCGCAAGTGCAAATCTTGCATCATCCGCGAGATGGTCGGTGAGGCTGGTCAAGGCCCTGACTGTCGTGGGGGTTCGACTATCCCTATATGCCCGTAGCTCAATGGTAGAGTACCGGTCTCCAAAACCGGTGACGTGAGTTCGATTCTCACCGGGTATGCGATGCCGGTAGCTCAGCGGCTAGAGCGTATGGCTACGGTCATAGGGTCGGTGGTTCGAGTCCACTCCGGTACCACAACGCCTTCAAGAAGAGGCGATTACAGGCGGTGACGGCTTCTTGGGTCATCGCCGGATGTCGGCGGCGGCTTCATGCCATGCCGTGCGGCGATAACTGAACAGCGCTCCCCTAGTGGGAGGCATGGCATTCTAGCTCATTGGAAGAGCGGCGCTCTCGTAAAGCGCAGGTTCGAGTTCGATTCTCGGGATTGCCTCTAGGAGCCGGTGGCTCGTGGACCAACATCCCCTGTATTTGGATTAACCCCGTTGGAATGCTCGCTCGCCACGCTCCCACCGGCTCCGCCCCCTACGTGTAAGGAGTCATCGTGGCTTGGTCATCTTCCAACCGTGATGCACGGTTCAACCCCGGATGGGAGCGGACCCGCAAGCGGATATTAGAGCGGGACCACCATCGATGCCAGTGGATTGTGACCGACTGGCATACGGGGGCGAAGCATATTTGCGGCTATCCTGCCAATGAGGTCGATCATAAGGTTCGCGCGAAGAACGGTGAGCCTGATGATGATTCCCCGTCGAACCTGTGGGCGTTGTGCCCATATCACCATAAGCAGAAAACCGCTCGTGAGAGTGGTGAGGCTCGGGTGGAAAAGCGTAGGAGCCGCGAGGAGGCCGAATGGTATTCGAGGCCGGCTTTTCGATAGAGCGTTGCGCTGTGTTCGGGTGTCTTAACCCGGTGTGCGCCAAAGGGTTGTGCAGGGAGCATTACAACCGGAACTACTATTCCGGCACTCCGTTGAGGAGACTGCGCACCCGCATGTGTCCGGTGTGCTTCAAATGGTTCGACCCTGAGCGTTCCTCTCGCTTGTTCTGTTCGGACAAGTGCCGTTTGAGGTATTTCCGTAAACGTCAACTGCATCCCGAGCTGCCGTCGCGTCCTGAAACCGTGTTGCATGAGCGGACGGTGGAACCGGCTGAACGGCCTCGGATGGTTGTCGAGTCTTTCACCCGTTCGCAGGTGATTGAGAAGTGTGCCGGCCGTTGCCAGAAGTGCGGCGGACTGGTCGATGTAGATAGTGCCGGGCCTGACGGCGCGGCTTTTGAGTGGAAGGTTCCTTTGGAGAAGTCGCATTCAGCGACTTTGGAGAACCGCATTCTCGTTCACGACCGGTGCAGGGGCGAAAAGCCTGTGCGTCGGACAGCCCGGAATGGGCGGAAACGGAGCGTGAATCATGGCAGGAAACGGGCGTAGGGCGTCCAAGATAGCCGCGATGCCTTTGCTGAGCAGTCCCGAGGAGCCGGTTGGGCCGGAACTGCCTGATGTTCGCCCGGATACGGGCGATGAATGGTTGCCGGTTACTCGCCGTTGGTATGAGGATTTGCGTTGTAGCCCGTTGGCTCAGCGTATGGGCGTCGGCCCTGACTGGGATTTCGTGTTGGATACGGCGCTACTCAAGGATGATTTCAAACGTTCCCGTAAGGGGCGTGCGATTCTGGCGGCTGAGATTCGCCAGCGTGAGGCCATGATCGGCGTCACCCCGAAGGCGCGTAACGATTTGAAGTTCGACGCGCCTCAGGCGAACGATCTGAAGGCGTCCTCGTATTCGGGTTCCTCGAACGTCATCAGCATGGAGGAAGCACGTAGGCAGCGTCGGGCGGTGGGCTGATGCATGACGTTATCCCTAATCTGACCGCCGAGGATAGGGAGCGTTCGCTTGGCTGGCTTGCCTTGTGGTGGATACAGTCGTTCTGCGTCGTGGGTTCGGAGCCCGCGTATGACATGCCCGTGTATGAGAGTCCTGAGTATGCGCGGTTCTACGTGGACTGTTACGCGCTCGACAAGTATGGGCAGCGTCGTTTCAACCATGTGTTCCTGAGTCGCCCCAAGGGTTGTGACAAGTCCGGCAAGGGTGGCCGTCTGGGTTTGTTCGAGGCTTTGGGCCCATGCCGTTTCGCCGGTTGGGCGAAGGGCGGGGAAACCTACACGTTCCTCGGCCAGACTTACGAGTATCTGCCGGGCGAGCCTATGGGCCGTCCCGTGCAGGGCCCGAACGTGGTGTGCATCGCCACCGCCGAAGAACAGACGGATAACGTTTATCAGGTAATGAAGTACAACTGCGAGAACGGGCCTTTGAGCCAGTTGCGCGGTTATGGTCTTGATGTCGGTGAAACCCGTATCCTGCTGCCGGAGGGTGGTTCGATCAAGCCCGGTGCCACCGGTTCTTCCACGCATGACGGCGGCAAGCAGACGTTCATCATCGCCGACGAATCCCACTTGTACAACGTTCTCCGGTTGAAGGCCACGTATCATACGCTGAAACGTAATCTCTCGAAGCGTATGGGCGACGCCGAACCGTGGGTGTTGGAAACCACGACCATGTACCGTCCCGGCGAGAACAGTATCGCCGAGGAGACCTACAAGCACGCTCAGGATATTCGAGAGGGTCGCATCAAGGACCCGAAGCTGCTGTTCGACCACAGGTATTCGCCTTTGAACATCGAGGACCTGGGTGATGCGGGCAAACTGAAGCATGGCCTGTATGAGGCGTATGGTTCCGCCGCGAAGTCAAGGGACGGCAAGGACCATATCATTCTCGCTGACGGCAGCATCGTGCCGGTCAACGACGAGGGTGTGAGCGATGACGGGTATTCGCTTCGCTCCCCCGGCGTGGAGCCGGGCCCGTCGAAGGACGGCTGGGTTGATATTCGCGGCCCTATCGCGGATATCCTCGACCCGGCTTCCGATGTGGGCGATTCGATTCGCTACTACCTGAACAGTCTCACGAGCGTTTCCGACGCTTGGCTGTCCGAATCCCTGTTGAAAAGCCATCTCGCGGGCATCGCATTGTATGCGGGCGTTCCCGAGGGCACCGACTTGGACGAGGCAGCGCCTTGGAAGGACATTATTTCGGACGAGGACGAGATAACGCTTGGCTTCGACGGTTCGCTTTCCGATGATGCGACCGCCTTGGTCGGCTGCCGTGTCAGGGACGGCCTGTTGTTCCTTATCAAACTGGAACAGAAGCCCGAAGGCCCCGAGGCCGCTGACTGGCAGGTCGATGTGGAGGCGTTCGACCGCAAGGTTCGCTGGATGCTGGACAACTACAACGTTGTCGGCTTCTTCGCGGATGTCCACGGCTGGCGTGACCTCATTATCGGCTGGGAAACCGACTACTCGTATCTCGACCTTGTGGGCCAGCGCAACAACGGCGACCCGATCATGTTCCACACGAACAATTGGGAGTCGGACATGAAGCAGGCGTATGTGGACATGCATACCGCGTTCTGCCGTGAATGGACGGCGTGCGATGACGAGGACAATCCCGTCATCGGTGATGTCGCACTGTTGGCCGACCCGAGGCTTCTCGCGCATTTCAGAAACGCGCGAAGGAAGAACCTGCGCAGGACGAACGCCGATGGCTCCACTCAGTACCTCGTGTACAAGGAGACGCCGAACAGTCCGTTGAAGATAGACGCCTGCATCGCAGGCGTCCTCGCATATACGGCGCGTACCCGTTATCTGGAACAGGCCAGTTCCCGTGCGCCGAGGGTGCGCACCCACGTTACCCGAGTGACTTATTAGAAGGACGGTGAGATATGGCCGTGCAGTTGGAGTCGTTGGTTCCCGATGATGTCGAACCGGGAGGCGACGGCGTGGTGCTTACCCGGTTGGCGAACCGGCTGGTGAACCGTATCCCCATGCTGTGCCGGTTGAAAACGTTCTACGACGGCAAGGAGACCGTACCCACGAAGGCGGTCCCCCGCAACATGGATGTGACCAGTTCGGACATCTACCGCAGGTTCGTGGACATCTGCCCGATGAACTTGGCGAGCACGATAGCGAACGCGGTCATCACCTCGGAGAAGCCCACCGGCTTCCGTCTGGTGTCGGACAAGGCGATACGTTCCACCGCCGCAGACGACATGTGGCAGAAGTCGGGCATGAACCTGAAATCGTTGAACATGCTGCGTGACGCATCGATTTACGGTGCCGCCTATGCGCAGGCGTGGTCGACGCCTAACCCGGCCTACATTTCGAGGCTCAGCCCTTGGGATACCGTCGTTTCCGACGATAAGAGCGCGGCCATCGTCTACTCGTATGACGCGGATGAAGGCACCGAGAACATCGCCTTGTACCGTCTGGTCCGTGACGATAAGGGCAATGTGACCGACGTGTATGGTCGTGTCGCCAGACGTGAGGTGGAGTCGCGGACGCTGCCGACCGACAGTCCCGACTATGAGGATGCCGTGTATGAGCTGGCGAACGATGATTCCAAGAAGAAACCGTCGTTGCCCGCCTTGTTCGAATGGGTGGGCGCGGCCAGTTCCGATGGTCTTGATTTCGCCCGTGACTGCGGTTGCCTGCCCATCGTCCAGTTGAAGACCGCGACCGGTCGAGGCCAGTTCGAGCCTCATCTTCCGACGTTGAGCGCCATCGACCAGCAGCGTTTCCAACGTTTCTGCATTCAGGAGATGCAGGCGTTCAAACAGCGTTGGGTGTCCGGCGACCTTCCCGAGTATTACACGAAGCAGGACCCGGCCGTGAAGGCCAACCGTGCGCGTGCCGGCGAAAAGATCGACTACTCGTCCTTGTTCGAGCTTGGCCCCGCCGCCTTGTGGCTGATGCCGAAGGACGCGAAGATGGGCGAAAGCTCCGTGACGGACATCACGCCGATTGTCTCCGCCGCGAACACGGACATCAAACAGTTGGCCGGCGCGTCCGGCACCCCGTTGTCGATTCTCAGCCCTGACGTTTCCGGCAGCGCGGCGGGGGCGAAGCTCACCACCCGCATGTTGAGGCTCAAAGTGCAGGACATGAACGAGCGTGCCAATGATGCGTTCGTGCTGTTGCTTCGCATGGCGTTGGTCGCAAGCGGCCAGCAGTCCGCCGCCGATGAACGTTTCGAGACGATGTGGCAGCCGGTCGAGACTCCCACCGATTTGGAGCAGGCGCAAGCCGCCAACTATGTGAAGGGACTGCTACCGGTCAAAACCATCATGCGCCGGTTCCTGAACATGAGCGAGATGGATATAGCCGAAGCCATGCAGGACTTGCAGGACACGGCTTTCGCCACCGCTCTGAGTCAGGAGAACACTCTGGTCGAAGGCAAGACCTCACAGCAGTCGGCTCCCATCTTGCAGGACACGTTGGATTCGACATCGACCATCCCTGACCTGAACGACGTTCTGGGCGACGAGACGTTGGACTCCACCAATGAGGTGACGTGATGGCCGACATGACACAGGCGCTGACCGTCATGGAACGGCAGCGTCAGGCGCTGGTCGACGCCTACGTGCAGCGTGCGTGGAACATGTGGAAGTCGCTCGACCCCGCCGACTGGTGGAACGACGCGATAACACAGGGCGTGTCCGCGTGGATAACACAGAACCAGATCGCGTTCATCAAAGCCATGCGTCATCTGGGCGTCTCCTATGCGGACGTGATGCTCGGCATGGTGAACGTGCCTTCGGATGGTCAGATTCCCGAATACATCGTCACAAGGGACAACACCGACCCGTGGGCGGTGAGCGTGCGTCCTGCCGACGCCTATCGGAGCATGGCCGTAAGGGACCCGTCGATACGCCCGCTGGCATGGGACAATCTGGACGATTACGTGCAGAAGGCCGTCGATGATTGGCTTGACGCCGCCGTGAAACGGTTGACGGACAATGCGAACACCGATGGTCAGATAGCCATGAACAGTGCGGCCACGCAACGATTCCACGGTTCCGGCGTCAGAAAATACCGTAGGGTCATACACCCCGAGCTTTCCAAGACCGGCACGTGCGGCCTGTGCGCCGTCGCGGCCACGAACGTGTTTTCCACGGCCGACCTTCTGCCCATGCACAACAACTGCAAATGCACCGTCGCCCCGATCACCGCGAACAATGACCCCGGTCTGAAACTCAACCGGGAGGATTTGGACGCCATCTACAGGAAGGCTGGCAGCACGTCAGCCGCCGACCTGAAAAGCGTGCGCGTCATCATGGAATCGCATAGCGAGATCGGGCCGATTCTCACGCAGTCCCAGTGGCGGCGTGAATACGATGACGGCACTCCCGCGCCGGAATGGCATATCCCCGACCTGAACATGACGCGCACCGCGTTGCAGCGCATGTACGCGAGGGCTATGGAGTTCCAACAGCATTATCAGAAAGTGCTGGATACGGGCGAGGAAGACGATTTTCCATTCGAGGGTCGAAAGTACAGCTTCCGGCCTTCGGTGCATTTAAGACAAGCCATGTCCTATCAGAGGGCGTGGCTCCAATACCTGCGGTCGACCCTCGGTTTGGCCGCGTGAATGAAAGGGGCGGGCGGATGCCTACCAAGGAAGAACAGAACACTGCCGAAACCGAAACGGTTCAGCAGTCTCAGCCTGAAACGGGCGCGGCAGAAACGACCGCCGACATTCAGGAAAACAATGAAAACGTCAAGCCGGAGGAAAACCCCGGTGACAACGAGCTCGCCAAGTGGAAGGCGATGAGCCGTAAGAACGAGAAGCAGGCCGAAGCGAACCTCAAGCAGGTGCAGCAGGTTCAGGCCGAGCTTGCCCAGGTGCGTGCCGACAACGCGCGTCTGATTGCGAAGAGCACGTATCCGCAGGTCACTGACAAGGTGTTTGAAGCCCTGTACAAGGGTGATGGCACGCCGGAGGATATCGCGGACTTCGCCAAGTCCTATGCGGAGCTCAACCCCATCCAACCCGGTTCGCCGTTGGGCGTTCAGCCGAACGGTCGTGTTCAGGTGCCGGAAGCCGAGGCTCTTCGCAGCGTGGGCCGAAAGGCCGAGAACCCCGAGGGCGAGTTCAATCCGAAACCAAAGCGCGGCGACGCCTACAAGCGTGCGATGGACCGTCAGAACGCCCGCCGCCGCAACCATAACAAGCAAACCAAATGAAAGGAGCCATACTCATGGCGCTTCCTATTGAAATGGTGCATGGCACCGGCCTGACCACCGTTGAGGAAAACAATGAGTGGCGTTTCGGCGAGCAGACGGGCGGCGTGGTCTCCGTGACCATCGTCCCCGAACTGTTCAACGTCGATGACGAGACTCTGCGCAACAAGTACCTGACCGGGGTCAGCCCGACAGCCACGACCATCTACATCCGTTCCGGTATTCCGCTCGCCAAGATCACGAGCGGCACCAACAAGGGCGCTTACGGCCCGTATGACCCGAAGGCTACCGATGGCCGTCAGACCGCCATCGCCGGCCTGTTGGAGTCCGCCGTCGCCGTGAACGTCACCTATTCCGGCTGGCAGGTCGATGACACCTATGTGGGCCTTCGCTACCGTGGCGACATTATCAAGAGCAAGCTGCCGGTCGTTCCCGCCGACGAGGCCAAGTGGGGCGGCTGCTTCTACGATGTCGAGGATGATGCTGTCACCGCATTGTCCGGTTCGGCTGGCGCTGCCGGTTCCGCTGGTGTGGGCGTGAAGTCCATCACCTTGACCAAGAACACCTCTGGTGCCATCACCGGTGGCACTTGGGTCGGCACCGACAACAAGTCGAACACCATCACCATCGCCTGACACCCCGTCTAAACCGATTCTTTGAAACCCGCCCCTCGTGGCGGGTCGGCGTCCAGCGCACGACGCTGCATGGCGTTCGTG